GCGACCCACCATACGATGGAACAACAAAATATGCTAACGACTTTGACCATAATCTTTTTTGGAATTGGGTAAGAAATATTAGCAAACAAGGACACACAGTATTTGTAAGTGAATATAATGCACCTGATGACTTTGAATGTGTTTGGCAAAAAGAGGCAAAATCTTCTTTATCGGCAAACGGCAAAATCGGAGGTAATAAAGTGAGCGTGGAAAAACTTTTTAAATTTTCTCCCACAAATGTTAAATAGTAGCAGTATCGTAGCACTTGCAGGTAACGTTTTGCGTATATGAGAAGTGGCACTTGTAGAATGTTTAATTTTAGCACAAATGTTTCTGTGCCATTTCTTATATACGCTGTTACCTGCTGGCACGGTTGATTAAATGATAAACTTAAATTGAAACACAAAACAAAATTTTTATTAAAATGAGCGATGGCAAAAAAGAAATATTATTAGGAGATTGTTTGGAACTTATGAAGGATATACCAAACGGAAGTATTGATATGATACTTTGTGATTTACCTTATGGAACAACACAAAACAAATGGGATGTAATTATCCCACTTGACAAACTTTGGGAAGAATACGAAAGAATTATTAAGGATAACGGAATGATATGTTTAACAAGTGCTGAACCATTTACAAGCACTTTAATTACTTCAAATAAGAAGTTGTTTAAATACGATTTGATTTGGGATAAAAAACTTTCAAGTGGATTTCTAAACGCTAAACGTATGCCATTAAGAAGGCACGAACAAATACTTTGCTTTTACAAAAAATTACCTATTTATAATCCTGAAATGGTTACAAGAGGTAAAGTTAGAAAGAAAGGAATAACTACTGAAACAGGAAAACACACAAGTAATTACGGCAAGTTTGAAAATAGTGTAGTTGAAAATAATGAGTATTATCCAACTTCAATTATAGAAGTAAGCAATGCTAACCGAAAGGATAAACTACACCCAACTGAAAAACCGATTGAATTATTTGAATACCTAATCAAAACCTACTCCAACGAAGGCGATTTAGTATTAGATAATTGTGCAGGAAGCGGAACAACAGCAATAGCTTGTTTGAATACAAACAGACAATTTATAGTAATGGAAAAAGAACAAAAGTATTACGATATTATTTTAAAGAGGGTGGCAGATTTTAATAAAAATTTTGAACCGCAAACTCTCTTTGGAAACTAAATGTAGCGCTTGCGTATAACGTTTTGCGTATATACGAGGTACGCCTTAACGAAATTTCAAATTATAAACAAATGCTTGTAGGCGTATCTTGTATATACGCTGTTATAGGCAGTGCATTTTTAGGGTTCAGCTTTCCACCCATTTTAAACGGAAGGCAAAAACAAAATAATTTCAAAATGAAAAGTATAGTTTTAATATTAATGTTGTGCGTTACTTCAATAGCAAATGCACAAGAGAAACAAGTAGATAATTTCAAAAAAACAGATGAAGTTCTTTCTGAAATAGTAAAAAAAGCACTAACAGTTGCTGAAAAAACAGGCGATTTTGTGATTGAACAAACTCCCTTACTGTTGCAAGAGTTTTATAGGTGGCATATCGCAAAATCAAGTTTAAGTATTTTTATTTCACTTTTTGCAGTAATACTTATACTTGTTTTAATGAATAAGCATAGTAAGTATGTAACAAAAGAAGAGTTAGATATGTCTGATGCAGAATGTTTTTTCCCAAGAATATTTGGTTGGATTGTTTTTTTTGTAGCAACTGGATTTTTTATAAATTATGTTTATGATTTAGCATTTATTTTATTTGCTCCTAAACTTTATTTAATAGAATACTTTGTCAAATAGCAGAGGTGTCCGTTGCATTGCCTATAACGGTTGTATATACGCAAGATTGCGCATATATTCCAATAAGTAACGCTTATATAATCAAAAAAAATAATTGATAAAAAAAACTTGTCGGTATCGAAAAAGGCACGTAATTTTACGATTAAACCCCAAAGAAAGCCCACGTGTTTCAACCGTGGGATGAATTTGGTTAATAATTTTGTTTAGATATTTGGATACTTAAAATAAAAGTTATATATTTGCATTGTTTATATAAGATATGTTAAAGTCAATAAAATACGAACTTAATCCTACCAATGGACAAAAGCAGATGCTAAACCAAGCGTTTGGAAACTGTCGATTTGTTTATAATTGGGCTTTAGATAAAAAGATTAAAGCGTATCAAGAAGATAAAAAAACACTTTCTTGTTTTGATTTGATGAAAGAGTTAACGTCATACAAGTAAAAAAAATGTTTGGGTGGGTTAATCTTAATTTTGATGGTGAAGCAACAATACATACAAGCGGTGTTTGTGATGAACGAGAAATAGCCTTGCAAAGAATTGACAAACATTTTGAAGGTAATACATCAGTTCAAAAAATAGAGTTTGAATATGTCAATAAGTAGCGGTCTGTTAGCCTTGCAGGTAACTTACTTATATGCGAAACAAAACTTCGCTTATGCAACCAAATAGAGTGGCTAAACGAAGCTTTGTCTCGCTGTTTTTTAAACAACAAATATATTATATTATCTTCATTTACCAAATACTTATTAGAATTACAAATGATTAATTAACCGATGAAGCCCTGCTTTTGATAATACCTTGTTAGGTGCAGTGCTTCTCAAAATTTTAAATAAGATGGCAAAAGTTATTAGAAAAGTTTTTAAGATTGATACACTTTCATTGCACGAATGTGATGATGGTTATTACTTGTATGATTATGTTGTTGGAATGAATATAGCTATGAGGGCTAAAACTGAACAAGACGCTTACATTGAAGCACTATTGTATTATCAAAGAAAACTAGTTAAAGCAAAAACCGATTACAAAACTTTGAATGATAAGGTTGAGAGTTTTTTATCTCAATTTGATAGGGACGATGATTAGCATTGCATATAACGTATGGTGCTTGGCGAAGGCTGGGGTAAATAGTACAAATGTTCAAATTAAAAACAAATGATAGTAGATAGCACAAATGTTCAAATAAGCACTGATGCCCAGCTTTTGCCAAGCACGTGTTACCCGCAGTTTTTTCTCGGAGATATTCAGATTTACAACGGTAATAATATAGATGTTTTGCAAAATTTAGGGTTGGATTTATCGAAGTGTATTTTTGTAAGCGACCCCCCATTTAATATTGGCTACCATTACGACCAATATAATGACAAAATGAATGAGGACGATTACTATAATTGGTTGGCTGATATTTTCGGAACTAACAAACAAGTGATTATTCATTATCCTGAATACTTGTATAAGCATAGTTTTAATATTGGTTTATTTCCTGATAAAGTTGTGAGTTGGGTTTATAATTCAAATACTGGAAAACAGCACCGAGATATTGCGTTTTTTGGAGTGAAACCTGATTTTAGAAAAGTAGGACAAGATTATAAAAACCCAACTGATAAAAGGATTGCTAAACGAATTGCTGATGGTAAAACCGCAAGACTTTATGACTGGTGGGAAATAAACCAAGTGAAAAATGTTAGTGCCGAAAAAACAGCACATCCTTGCCAAATGCCGTTGAAAGTGATGGAAAACATTATAGGGATTTTGCCTGATGATTACATTATAATCGACCCATTTTTAGGAAGCGGAACAACGGCATTAGCTTGTCAAAAATACAACCGTAAATTTATTGGAATAGAATTAGACCCTAAATATTTTGAGATTGCAAAACAGCGTATTTTCAATTCAGCAGGGTTGTTCCAAAATTGCGGGTAACGTTGATGGTATGACCAGTGGTGGATTACGAGTACAAATTTATCAAATTACATAAAAGCATGAACAAAGCACAAAACATAAGCACACCACCGCAGCCGCCATTGGTTATACCATGTGTTAGCTGCTGCTGTTTATTTAGTTGAAACTTAATTAAAAAATATAAAATGAAACAAAAAACATACAGAGCAATAAGACATGATGTTGTTCGTGCAAAGCAAAAGCAAAACGATAATGAAGTTCATCATCCTGACGAAAAGATAAACCAAATAGATAAGGTTTTGTATGGACTTGAATGGAATGGGTGGGGCAAGTTAAATATACTTGAATTGTTTGCAGGGCAAGGGAACTTAACAAAAGAGTATGAAAAGTATGGTAAGGTATTAGCCTATGATAAAAATCACCTAAAAACTGGAGATAGTTTTTTGGAATACCACAGACTTATTGCGGATAAAAAGAAGTTTGATGTAATAGACCTTGACCCATACGGATTCCCAAATAGGTTTTTCCCTGATGTGTTTTTACTTATTGACAAAGGTGTAATGTTTATTACAATGCCAAAACCTTATGTAAACATATTGAACGGTATAACTCAAACCCATTTGATAAGCTACTTTGATACACATAACCCAACCATGGAGCAGATAATTGAAAGAACTGTTTTATTTGGTTTATGCCATTGGAGGAAACTTGAACTGATTGATGTAGTAGATTGTAAAAGCGTTTGGCGTTTTGCTTTTGCAGTCGAAAAGGTAAAAGCTACTGAATACACAGGTGTCCGTAATAGGTAGTCTGGTAGCAGTTGCAGTTAACGTTTTGCGTGTTTACGCAGTGCGATTAATTAACTAAAAATTTAACAGAATGGATGAACTTATAACAAAACTCAAAGAAAAAGCAAAGGCTTGTGGAGATAAAACAAAGGAAGATAGAGCGAGAAAAGGTGCTTACATTGATTGTATAGTAGAACTGAAAGCATTGCGTAAACACGCCGTTAGTAATCGTTATACTCTCCAAGATATGATTGATGCTTATGACGCAGGAGTTTGGAATCCAAATGATGAAACAGCAAAAGAGTATATGAAAAGAGAGTATAATGTTTGCTAACTCGTTTATATGCGATACTTTATAGCGCATATACAACAACGGTAAATGGCTATACGTCAGGTTTTTAAACGATTTAAAGATATAATTTATGACAATAGATGAAGCAATAGAAGTGCTTGAATTGCACAACCAATGGCGAAAAGGTGCAGATATACCGATGGAAACGCCTATTAGAATAGGAATGGCTATTGATTTAGTAGTATGTGAGTTTAAAAACTTGCGTATAGACCATGTTATGCAATCGGTTTGCGAACATGAATGGCTTAATCATTCTTTTGACCACTTTGGAATGTTGCAAGAGCAAATATGTGATAAGTGCGGATTAAAGCAAACTGTTGCATAACGTTTTGCGTATATGAGAAGTGGGGGATTAAAAGTAAGTGACGTTTATTGTGACGATAATTTTACAGACGTGTAGATAGTCCTGATGGCAATAAATTACACCCCCATTTCTTATATACAATGTTGTAGGATGTAAGCCTACGGATTTGAAAACGATAAATAAAAAACAAAACTTAAATATTAACATAAGTTCTGCATTTTGCAAATACCTTGTTAGGTGCAGTGCTTTCTTAGGGGTATTAAAAATTATTAACAATGGAAATTAAACATTATTTATCTACACCACCAAAGTATGGGAAAATAGTAGAAGACTATTTAAAAGTATTAAAAGAAAAAACAGAATATGACGCTTGGACACTAAATGAAAAATTAGAAGTTGTCAAATGCAAGGGTATTATAGAAAACAACGGTTCTTGGAATTATCATAATAACTATGACGATAGTGAAAATGAGATGTATGTTATTATTAATAACCAAAAGATAAATAAATGGTTTTCCTTGAACAAAGAAGATGTTATAAAGGTTCAACAAGGAAACATACTAAAGTGGAAAAATGTGTTACAAGAAGAACTTAAAAGATTGGAGGTTATCTCACAGCATAGCATATAACGTTTCACAAATAAACGCAGAACGATGAAAGAAGAAATAGCTAAAATGTACGCACAGGCTTTATACGATGACCTACCTCCAAATGTATTCGCAGACCAAGTTTTGCGTTTATTTGATGTTGTAGGCAGTGCTTTGTTGTCTGATTTGATGAAAGAGCAACAAGAGATAATTAGTAGTCCTATAAGGTTTAATGGTGTGCATATTGATAAGGTGAAACAGGTGTTTGAGAAAAACGGTATTAAGTACGATGTCGGTTTTTAGCATTGCCTACAACGGCTACAGATATGTGTAGTTTTTTCTTAAATTGAAATACAAAACTTAAATAATATGGATAAAGATAATAATAGCACAGAACTTGATAACACAGATGAAAAATTACATATATCTGATGTTATATGTAGTAAAACACCAAATTGGGATGATATTTTTCGTGAATGTGGTATGTTAGATGAACATACCGAAGGATATTATATTGGTTGTATGAACTATATAAAAGAAAAATATCATCCACCAAAAATTAAATAGTTTTATTACATATAACTCGTTTATATGCGATACTTTATAGCGTATATACAACAACGGCAAAGTTTCTTTACTTTTTTGTGCGGTGGGAAAATATTAATTTAAAAAATAAAAATAAACAACAATGACAACAAAAGAACAAGTATTGCAGAATTGCACAGTAGAAGGAACGGTAGTAAAACTTCCAAACGTACAACTTGACCGTAAACTTTATCAAGAAGTGGCGAAAGCATTAGAGTTGATTGGTGGTAAATGGAAAGGTGGTAAAGTGTTTGGATTTGTATTTGCAACCGACCCGACAGATTTATTAGACCTAATAGCAAACGGTGAAAAAAGAAATTTGAAAAAGGAATTTCAGTTTTTTGCAACTCCTGAAAAACTTGCTGACGAGTTGGTTTATTTAGCAGACCTTAAACAACACGACACAATTTTAGAGCCAAGTGCTGGGCAAGGCGCAATTATAAAAGCAATAAACAAAGTTTGCGATGTTGTGCCTGATTGTTTTGAGTTGATGGATGTGAACACAGTTATTTTAAATAAAAGTGGGCTACGTTTTAATTTAATTGGAGATGATTTTTTCAAGCACAATGGCAAAACATACAGCAAAATAATTGCAAATCCTCCATTTACAAAAAACCAAGATATTGACCACTTAAAAGAAATGTATGAGTGTCTTTCTCGTGGTGGTAGATTGGTTTGTATAACTTCTGAAAGCTGGGTAAATAGTAGCCAAAAAAAGCAAGTAGAATTTAAGGATTGGCTTGATGAAGTCGAAGCCGAAGTGATTGACATCGAAAAAGGTTCATTCAAAGAAAGTGGCACAATGGTAGGAGGTAAAATTATTGTTATAAACAAATCTCTTTAAAAAGAGTGTGGGCAGATTTTTCTTTCTCCCGAAAGTTTAATCGTTAGCACGTATGCCCACTTTCCTATAAATGTTGTTATGCGATGTGCTTCTTAAAATCTTAACGTGATGAACAAATCAATCGAAATAAAACATTTCAGTTTAATAGACTACAATATTCTATTAAAAGTTGTTTCCCAATATGTAAATCAATATCAAATTAGTAGGGATAAGTTTGAGTATGAAAAAGATATGTTTGATTTAACCGATACCTTATATGCTTTACAATGTCATAAAAACGCAGTCAACATTGAAATAGAAAATCATTGGAAGTCTTTTTGGGTAAAAGTCAAAGAAACTAAAACTAAATATAAATTTGAAATATGGTACGCTTCTTAGCATATAGGTTGTATATACGCAAGATTGCGCATATATTCCAATAAGTAACGCTTATATAATCAAAAAAAAATAATTGATAAAAAAAACTTGTCGGTATCGAAAAAGGCACGTAATTTTACGTTTTTATTTTCAACCATTAAAAAAATAATAATGAACACAGCAAAAGTAATAGACTTAGTTCTTAGAGCCAAAAAACTTGCAAAAGACGCAGAAATGTCCCAAAAGGATTTTATTATAAAAGAAATGGAAATGGCATTAGAATTTAATGACTGCCCCTTTTTTAGACGTTCTATAAAAGAACGCAGCGATGCTGCAATTTCTATCGTCGAGATGGAGGAGGGGGGTAGAGAGTTCGCTACTATATATGGAATACCTGTTACTTTCAATGGTGAGGAGTATGAATGTAACGTGTATGATTACAACGAGAATGTGACAGTAGACCTTTCTGAACGTAACATTAGGAGGTTGTCGCAAGAGATACTTCTCGCTATTGCACCAGGTTGGTATGACACATTATTGGATATTGCCAAGGATTTTGGAGTGACGTTCGAGCCAGGCGAGCCGGGGTTATTGCAGATAGATGTAAAGGAATCTATCATTAAAAAAGTTAATAAATTATTTCTTAACAATTAGAAACTTTCAAAATAGAACAAATGATGAACAAAGAACGAATAGTTGAAAGTAACGTAGAACCCGCTATTGTCGGCAATACTTTGTTAGGTGCAGTGCATTCTTGCTCAAGATGCCACTGGCTGTACTAGAACGAATGAGAAAAGCAGTTTGATTGCGGATCAGGTTACTTAGGCAAAGCAGTGAAAGATGATTTACAGCAGGAAAACGATTGTAATGATTTCGAGCCTTGCGCCTAACGTATCGGGGCTTTGCGTAGTAGCCCTTAGTATAACTTAAAATTAACCACGACACCTAATAGGGCTATTACGCAAAACCCTTGTTATGTGCCGTTAAATTTAGAATTAAAATGTTTAAAGTAGGACAAAAGGTAGTTTGCATAAATGCTAACGGAACTGTTTATCTAAAGGAAAAAGAAATATATACTGTGATAGGATTTCACGAACAATATCCCGATGCAGTATTATTAGCAGAAGGTAAAAATGATATTGGCAGAAAAGGATTTTGGCAATGGCGTTTTCGTGAAATTGATGATAGTTGGGTAGAAGAACTTTTATGCAAACTAATGTCAGAGGTAGAAGCTGATGAGTTAGTGTCTGCTTAATGGCACATAACGCTCCGGGTGCTTGGCGCAGTGGCTTTGTGTGTCGGCTTTGAGCGTTGGCAGGCTATTTCGCCAAACACGTGTTATATGAAGGTGGGATTTCACGCACTACACTTTCATAGAAGCACGTAAAAAGAAAAAGAAAAAAATGAGCGTGGGAAACAATTTAATTTAAACAAAAATGCCAACAGATTTTGAAATTGCATTTGCGAATGCACGAAAACAAGGACTTGCACAGTTCACTTTTAACGGTAAGCAATACACTACCCAATTAAAGGAAGAACCTGCAAAATTATTACAACTTGCTCTTACTGATAAAATCAGACAAGAAGCATCAAAAGACCCATCATTAAAGTATGTATCTAATTACAATACTGGATTAAACCAACAAGAGTTTAATGAGTTTTGGAATTGGGCAAAACAAAGGTATGGTGACCAAAACCGTGTGCTTTACGAAATGGGGGCATACGACTTGCAAGGAGCGTGGAAGGCTATCAAAAACAAGGAAATTGATTTTGACCCGCAAACAGGACACTTGCCTGATACCTACAAAAAACCAAACCATATCACTTTTAGCAATGAAAGTAGATACCACGATGGTAAAAACTTTGTAGGGGGTCAATGGCAACAAAATGGACAAAGATGGAAGTTTAAGCCATCACCATTGACCTTGCAAATGTATGGTCAGGATTATTTGAAAAAGTATTTTTCCGAATACGAAAAAGACACTGATTTGGAATTTTAATTGAGCGTGGGCAGATTTTTTCTTTTTCTTTCTCACGAAAGTTTATTAGATGCACGTCTGCCCACTTTCATATAACGGTTCGAGTGTTGCCGAAGTGGGGGATTGTTGGCACAAAGCCCCATTAAAAGCACTCACGTTGAACAACTGGAAAATGTTCATTAAATGCACGCCAGCCCCCATTTTGGCAACACTATGTTAGTGGCTGATGCGGATTTTTAGAACTCATTTTCAGTCAGTTAGAAAATATTTTGAAAAAAGTTGTAAATAAATTTGGTTTGTATTGTTTTTGTATATACATTTGCAATACAATACTCAATTAAAACAAATAAATAAAATGGAAAAGCAAGTAGAAACAAACAGAGTGATAGCTGAATTTATGGGTTACGAGGTTATCCCTTATCAGCACAACGAATTTAGACCCATTTACAATGGGAATAGATATGCTAAGACAGTAGGTGAACAGAAAGCATTATGGGGTGGGTTGGATTTACAATTTACTGGAAGGTTTACAGAACAAGTAAAATACCCTTTTGATACTGATTTTAATTACCTTTTACCTGTTATTAGAATGATTGAAGAGCAAGGGTATGTTGTGGCTATTAAAGGAATAAGCTATCAAATTTACAAAATAATGGATGAACAAAACCCTATTGCGAGTTTGGTTTGTGGGGATTTAACGAAAAAAACCGAAATGGTTTGCGACCTACTTGTAGCATTTATTAAACACTTAAATAAACACTAATATGACTATTAAGAAGTTTGATTATTCAAAAAGCACTGAGGATATATTTTACAAAGTAATTTATCCCTTATACGCAAGAGAATTTTTGTTTGGTAGCAACTATGAACAATTTGCTTTTTTGGTGTCAGCAAACTTTATTCTCAATGCCCCACAATGGGAATATATTTTAGAACATTGGGAACAAAAAGAAAGCATTTTAACCATAGAAGTAAAGTAATATGGAAAAGAAAAAACGAGATACAATGCTCCCGAAACGCTTTGCTTCTGAAGATATAAAGAAGTGGCAGGAACAAGCTAATTTAACCACTGGTGGTAATCTTACTCTTTGGATGGAAAACACTTTGAATAACGCTGTAAAGAAGCAAAAAGTCAAATCTAAGCAGTAGGGTAGCATTTGCCACTAACGTCTGTATATCCGCAAGATTGCGGATATATATATACGTTATAAGCAACCTTTTTATTCACTTAAATTAAAAACAAAATGAGAAATTTTAAAACAAAAATTGAAGGACACGAAGATGAATTTGACTTTCAATGTTACGAAAATACAGAGCCAATAGAAATTGGAGATAAGTACATTTTCTTTTTTGGTGGTATAGCAGATGTTCAGGTTTGCAATTCTGAAAATGTTAAAGAAGAAATAAACAAAAATGATAGAGTTAAAGACTATACCAAAATAGATTTGGTTACTGGGTTTTGGCGAAATTGTTTTAAAATTAAAGCAACGAATTTTGACCTTAGCACGGTTTCGTAAGGTTGCTTATAACGTGCCGACAGCTTTGTGTAGTTTGGGAATAGAAATTACAAATGTTCAATTTAAAAATTAAGTTCAAATGGAAGATAAAGTTCAGGTTAGCAATTCAGCCCAAATTGCACAAAACTGTTTGTTGTGCGTTGTACGTCCAGATTTAGCTGACTGTAGATTAAGAATACCTATCGGTAATGGTTCTGAATACATAACAGAAGATGATTATCAAACCTTTCATTATAGGTGGGTTGGTGAGGATATTTTTCAGGTATTCTTTAAAGGTGAATGGGAAAATGCTTATTCGGCAGATTTTGTTTTCGTATAGTACACAACGCATCGGTGCTATACGATGTGGCGGTTTTAAAGCACTTAACTTTCAATTTATACAAATATTTAATCAAGGCACTAACGCTGAATTTTGCACTTCACCCGCCATATTGCAAAACACATGTTACCTGCCGTATTTCTTAATCAAATGAGTAATTTACAAAGAAAAACAAACGCCTGTTACGGCATAGAATGTTGGCTTAGAAGTCAAGGTTTGAAAGTAACGACTAAAACAGTTTCAGAGATTACAGCATCTTTTCTAAAATCAAAAGGGTTGCCATACACAAAGTTTAATCCGAGATACAAGGGCTTATTTAATGCAGGTATTTGTAATGCTGAAAGTGTCCAAGAGCATTTTAAAGATTTTAAAGCATTTGTTGTCGATAATTATGTGAATGTTCCTGTCGGTTAATATGGCTGGTAACGGATGGGTATTGGCGAAGTTGCCGAACCGAAAGCTAAATTGAAAAACAAAAGTTGAAATTATGGACGAAAGTTTAATTGAAAAACAGAACGGCAATTTTGCCAATACCGTGTTAGGTGCAGTGCCTTCTGTGGTGTATAATGAGGATTGTGTAGAGGGTTTAAAACGCTTTTCTGATAAGCATTTTGACCTTGCAATAGTTGACCCGCCTTATGGCTTAAATATTTCGGCTTTATCAAATTATGGTGAAAGCGGTGGAACTGACAAGCGGTGGAACACCAATAAGAAAGACTTTTATAAGCCGAAAGAATGGGATAAAAACATTCCTACTGCTGAATACTTTGAGCAATTAAAAAGGGTGTCTAAAAATCAAATTGTGTGGGGTTGGAATTACTATGTTAGTTACTTTAATGATTGCCCTTCTTACATAGTTTGGAACAAAGAAGCAAGCGGTAATTATTCAGATTGTGAAATGGCTTGGTGTAGCATTAAAGGAACTAACAAAATATTCAAATGGCTTTGGAACGGATTTAGAAAGCAACAACCCGAAGAAAGAATACACCCAACTCAAAAACCTGTTGCTTTATATGATTGGATTTTAGAACAATTTGGAAGCGATGCCAATTTGATTTTAGATACCCACGTTGGAAGCGGAAGCAGTAGAATTGCTTGTAATAAGGCGGGTAAAGAATTTGTCGGATTTGAAATAGATAAAGATTATTATGAAGCACAAGAAAAGCGTTTTAAAGATTTTGTCAGCCAACTCCGAATGTTTTAGGGTGTCCGCTGGCATTGCACCTAACGATTAACTCATTGCTGATGTGCTGGAATCAAGGCACGTCAGCTCATAAACTTACTAAAGATGAATAGAGAACAAAAAGTACAGAATTTGCACGTCAGCCAGCATAACAGCAATGAAATGTTGTATGCAGGTCTTGTTTGTCCGTACTGTGGCAATAATACAGAGTACATTGATAGCTCTGTTATTTATGGAAAAAGTTACGGAATGATTTACCTGTGTAGCCCGTGCGATGCCTATGTTGGCGTTCATAAAGGAACTGATAAGTCATTAGGAATATTGGCAAATAAAGAGCTGAGAGAAGCAAAAAAAGAGGCACATTACTATTTTGACCAGATAGCAAAGACAGGATTAATAAACAAAATTTGGAAAGATTATATACCAAATTTAGGAAACCGAAACAAGGCTTATTTGTGGCTGTCAAAGCAAATGAATATTCCGAAAGAGTATTGTCATATAGGAATGTTTGATGTGGCTGAATGTAAGAAAGTTGTTGAAATATGCAGGGTGTTCGTCTGACTTGCATACAACGGTTGCGTGTATGAAACGTAGCCACGCACAACGCTTGATATAAACCACAGACCTTGATTGGCTATGTTTTATACACGATGTTAGCAGTAGTACGGATTTAAACCACAAACGCCCAATCGGAGAACTGAACTTTTTCTTTTCTCTTTTGTGCAGCGGAAAAATAAAAAATAGATTATGATTATACACGGATATTCAGAAGAAGAATTAAAAAAACTACCAGACAATAGCGTGGACTTGATTATTACATCACCACCTTATGCGGATAGGAGAAAAAATACCTATGGTGGTATTTCAGAAGATAAATATTTAGAATGGTTTAGACCAATTGCTATTGAAGTAAAGAGAGTATTGAAACCAACAGGTAGTTTCTTCCTTAACATCAAACCACATACCAACAAAGGAGAAAGAAGTTTGTATGTCTTTGATTTAGTGTTAATGTTGAAACGTGAATTAGGTTTTCTTTTTGTAGAAGAATATTGTTGGACTAAAAATGCTTTTCCCGGCAGTTTGAAAGGTAGGTTTAAAAACGCTTTTGAACCTGTTTATCACTTTACGAAAGGAAACCCAAATCAAATAACATTTAACCCAATTGCTTGTGGAACGCCAATGAAGAAGGAAAGTATTGAAAGAACATACAGAAAGCAATGTGGTGCACCAAAGAACGGAAGTGGAATGACTGGAATGAATACGACAAATATCAGAAACCTTGAATTTGCAAGACCTTCAAATGTGGTAAACGTAAATAATGTAAGTAACCAATTCACTTTAAAAAGCGAACACTCAGCAACATTTCCTGAAAAGTTGGTTGAGTTTTTCGTAAAAAGTTTTAGCAATGAAGGTGATTTGATAGTTGATTGCTTTGCTGGAAGCGGAACAACTGGATTAGTTTGTATAGATACAAATAGAAAATACTTGCTTATTGATAAAGAACAAAGCAACATTGATTTGATTTTTAAAAGGGTGGAAGAAAAAAGAAAAGAAAAAGATTTAACGCAGAAAACTTTATTCGGAGATGGAATGTAGTATTACTGCTAACGGTTCACGGCTTTACGCTGTTGCCATTTGAAACTATAAACTTTAAATAATAGATAAAATGCAAAACGAAGAACAAAACTTGAATGAAGCACAAACTGGCAATAGCGTTAAAGCCGATGTTACCAGCAGTGCGGTTAATATTGATGTAACTAAATGTTTAGGGTGTAGAAAAGGGATAAGTCTCTTCACCGAAAAGAATGGAGAATATACTCACGTTGATTTGTTTGCTACTCCAGAAGCAGGAGCAAGTTACAAGTGTGAAAATTCAGAAACCATTGGAAACTTTCTAATGAAAAACGGAGATAGAGGAACGCTACTACCAAATGAAGAATCAAAAGCATTTTTTACAAAACAAGAGATGTGGTGGGAAGATATTATTTCATTAGCATACGATACTTTCAAAGAACAAAAAAAGGTTTCTGAATTTTTCAATGATGGAGAAAAAGATAACAGAACTTGGAACTTACCTAATGTTGAAATAGAAAACAAATTACTTGCGATTGCTTTGGAGAAAGGAATAGAAGTGAACGAAGAGGCTTATCCCGATTTGTTTAGATGGGGAAATTAGCATTGCTGGTAACGGTTCGGGGCTTTGCGTAGTAGCCCTTAGTAGAAACTTAATATTAACCACGACACTTGATAGGGCTATTACGCAAAACCCTTGTTATGTGCCGTATTTTTTCAAGATATGGAATACAAAGATTTCTATTATGCAAGTCATAATTTAAAAGAATTCATTAAAGAACAAGATAAACTCGATGCAGTCTTAAAGGTTATATCTCCCTCATCAACTGGTGTTTGTGAGTTTGGTAACAAATTTATTGACGATTATATAAAAGTCGTAGAGATAGCTTTAGGCGATGAATTTAATTGGTTTTCATGGTTTGTCTTTGAAAACGATTTTGGGAAAAAGAAAATGAAAGTCAAAATTGATAGCAAAGAGTACAAGATATGTGACGAAAAGCAGTTTTTTGATGTCTGCATAAAACTTCATAGTGTGTCGGCATAATATGGCACATAACGGTTGTATATACGCAAGATTGCGCATATATTCCAATAAGTAACGCTTATATAATCATAAAAATAATTGATGCAAATAATTACAAAAAAAAATTTGAAAGTGTCAATAAAGATACATGTCTTTGTGTTATTATTCACAACAACTTAAAAATTAAATAATTTTATGTGTTTAGAATATACTCCTTTAAAATTCCAAGAAAAAAGTATTGACTTAGGTATTAAATTTTTAATAGAAAATAATGGATTATTAATTACAGATGAGACAGGGTTAGGCAAAACAATAGTTTCTTCTTTCATTGCCGCACATTTTGCGCCTAAAAATTTATTAATTATAGCACCAAAAAGTATGCAAAAAAGTTGGGCAAAGGTTTTAATTACTTTAAATATAAATCATACAATTACTACTTTTCAGACTTTAATTGAAAAGCCTTTTGATTTCATTATAATAGACGAGGCGCATAACCTTTCTTCAAGTAAAAGTCAAAGGTTTAAAAATTGGTTTAAGTTAATTCACAGAAATAACCCTAAGACAATATTAAATACAGCTACACCTTTTAATAATAATTTTACGGAGTTTTTTGATATGCTATCTTTAATACCTTTTAGAGTTAATAGTGTACCTTTTGTAATGCTGCATGATTTGGTAGATAAGGTTAAGAATGTTGAAAAACAACAAAGGGTATTTGATACTTTCAAAAAGAATAACCATTCAATGAGAGAGTATGCGGATAGATGTTTATTAGATAAAGTATTAGATATATATGCGCATAAATTACAAGAAACTTTAAAATATTTTTGTATAAGAAATACGAGGGCTAAAATATTTTCAGAATATAAAAGTGATTTTTTAAATATTGGAACATTCCCGAAAATTAAACGCAAAGATATATTAAGATATGAATCAGACAGTTTTCAAAAAGCAGCCAATAAGACATTACACTTGTTAAGTAAGATGCCATTAGTACTACAAACTATTGATAAATATTCTGATAATGCCGCCAATACACAAGGCTTTAAAGGGTTATATAAAAGTTTCTTATTAAAGCGGTTAGATTCTTCAATTTACGCTTTTAAAAAATCAATACAAAAAAGTTTAAATGTTTTAGTTAATATCCAAAAAGAGTTTAAAGGTGGTGTGGTAATTATTGATAATAAAACTTTTGTTGTTGATAATATATTTTGGGAGGGGTTAGATAATGACATAGATTATTTACAACAAATAATAGATACTTGGCAAGATATAGACGACAGTAAGAAAATAGAAGTATTACTACAAAATGTTTCAGATAAGACTTTAATATTTTCAGAATACAAAGATACTATTGAGATGTTAGCCCAAGCTATTAACAATCCAAAAAAGATAGTTTTCACATCAGATACGCCTACAAAAGTTTTAGACCTTTTGGAAAGTGATTTTAATGCTAATGCGGATAAGCAAACAAATAAATATGAAATAGCTTTATTAACAGACGTAGTATCGGAAGGGATCTCTTTACACCGTGCCGATACAATAATACATTTTGATTCCCGATGGAATCCTGCGAGGCATGTACAAAGGAATGGTAGGATAGATAGGATAAGCACTACAACGCAAAAAGATATTTCAATACTTTCTTTTGGGGTTGACACAGTAGTTGAGGCTATAATAGGTTTGGAAAGTAAAAGAAACAAAAAACAAAACTTTGCGGACACAATTTTAGATATTAATAATAATGATTTAGTTAATTATAAAGATTTAGTTTTTGAAAGTGGTTGTTTGTTTGGGTTACAAGATGAAAATATATACCAAAGATTCACAGCTTTTAAGAATGATAATAGGGTGTTTGTCATTAATAAAGATGGAGTTTCTAATTTAATAACTAAAGAGTTAGATTTAGTAAGCAATGATTTTGATTATAATTTCAAAAAAGTTGTAGGAGATAGGGATACTAATTACGATATTAAAGATATGTTTTACACCACTTATGGGCATTTGTACAAAACCATATTTTTAAATAGGTTAAAAGAGTTAAACTTACCCACACATTTTTTGTTAAAGCTAAATAATAAATTATACAATGATAAGCTATTTGCTATTTTTAACGCTAAAAATAAAAAATCTTTGGACGAAGTTACGGATGAAGTTATTGAATTAATAAGAATAGAGAAGCCTATTTTTTGTCAATACTTAATAAGTAAAAGTGGAGTTATGTATCAAGGACAAGTTTTAATGTAAATTAAATATTATGCAAATTAAACCATACAATAAAGTAGTTAAGAAATCTTTAGTTGAAATAAATGAATATCAAAAAGGTGAGCGGTTAATAATTAACACCGGTAAATCATGGTATGACGGACTAATTACAGGCAATATAATAACTATTGGTGGGGGTTCTTTTGTAGGAAAGACGATAGAGTTAAACGAGTTGCGTGATAACATTATGAATAAGGAATATAATGTATTTGCTGATGAGTTTATTTGGCTTTCTAATAGTTTAGAAATGACCCAACTTATGAATACGTTAAATGATTTAACACGACTTTTAAATGTTTCAAAAAAGGAAATTCTAACAACCAAATTTAATGAAGTACAGAAGTTAAGAGTTAAAACTTATTACGAAAGTAAGCAAGACGGCAGATTTTTTCTTAATGAAGAATCAGGAACCCCCCAAGACTTTGAAGCCATGATAATACCATTTTTAGAAGAGTATAAGAATAAGAAAGCTATTTTTATAGATATAGACCATGTAAGATTTTTCAAAGATAGTAGTAAAAAAGGTGCAATTGATTCAGTCTTAGAAATGCAAAATGATTGGAAAAGGGCATACCCTAATGTTATTTTTATCAATATCTTTCAATTCAATAGGGAATCTTTTAATAGGATAGAAGAAAAAAGTGAACGTATGAGAGCACAAAGAAATGATTTTGCTGATACAGATGTTGGCTTTACAGTATCCGATTTTGTGGTTGCTTTATCTTCCCCTTTTCAATTAGGCGTAGAAAATTACCGTTTAGTTTCTCCAACTTATTATGAATATTTGTCAGAGCATTTTGGGGAGTTTAATAATAAAGGTAATAAAGTATCTTTAAAAACTTACGGGCGTATTTTTGTAGAAGTATTGAAAGGAAGATTTGCGGATGGGTATAATAGTAAAAACTTATTTGTTAAAGTTATTGAAGAAGATAATAGACCTGATGAAACTTCTTTTTCGTTTAATATAAATAAGAACAACGCTCCGAATTTTAAAGAGTTATATACAAATGAAAATAATTTGTTACCTTTTTAGTATTAAAAAAATGTTAAAACTTTTTTTATTTAAAAAAATTATGTATTTTTGCTTTTAAATTATCATACAGGTTATGTATATAAATTTCAATTTATTAAAATCTAAAGGGATAGACCCTTGCTTAATAGTACAACTGCAATTTTTAAAACAATCAAGGATTGAAAATGTAGAATATAATTTTGATTTTACAACTATTGAAACATTAGGCTTTATTAGTAATTTAAAAAATGGGGGTAAACGCCTTTCAAAAAAAGGAGCGGATTTTTTAGAACTTTTACAAATACCAGATGCAGATGAGAATCATTCCGCTTTGGCGGATTTTTTAATAGACAAGTATAAAAACGATGAAGATAAAATTTTATGTTCTAAAAATAAACTTGTGGGTCTAATAGCTTGGTTCTGTAAAGAGGTCAATATTACTGCAAAAGAATTATATAAAATACTTTTACAATATTGGGAAACAGAGGATAGTAAATACAATAAAAGATTAGATTATTTATTTTTTAAACCTGAAAATATGTACAGTAAGAAAAATATAAATGATAGTAGGTTATTTATATGGTGGTCAAATTTTAATTAATTATAAAACAAATTTATTATGGCTTTAAATGACAGAGGTAACACTGAAAACTCAGGAAAAGTTTTCCTAAAATTAGGAAACGGAAAGGTTACAAGAGAGTGGAGAGAGAAACCACAAGACAGTTGGATACCATTTGGTAAAGAACTAAAAACAAGAACAATTACAAAAGGGGTTAATGAGGGGTCGACAAGATATTTTATTGAATACGACGATGTAAGTGGGAAACTTTTAAATGTTGAATTAAAAAAGTTTGATAAAACCTCTGTAATTGAAATTTATTTACAGGATGGGTTAGAAACTTTTATATTAAATATCCCTGAAGAATCTGCGTATGGTTTAGATTTTATGTTGCGTATGGAAAATATAGATATAGATAGAGTTTTAGTTTTTAAACCTTGGATTATAAATCCAGACGATTGGTTTAAGTTCACTGGCAAAAAAAGAATGACTGATAAAGTTGGGCTATCAATTTATCATGACACCTTTGATAAAAGTTTAGCGGTTCAAAAAACATATTCAAAGGAAAACCCTAATGGATTACCTGAGTTAGCTGCGGAAGAATTAAGAGGTGAGATAGTTTATAATTCAAAGGATAGGGACAACTTCTTATACAAAAAGTTAATAGAATGGATTGATAATGTGGGTAAAAAATTAAGAGGTATGGAATCTGCTCCTGGGAATACAAAAGAGGTTCCTATGCAATCCTCGGCAACAAATGATTTTTTTTCAGATGATATAGATGACAATGATTTACCATTCTAAAATAATTTCTATTAGTGATATAATCACTGATAACCATGGGTACTTTTATGTTGATTTAGAATTAGAGAATGGGATTAAAGGTTACTACCCCAATAGCGAAGAATTTTTAAAAAGTTTATCTATTGGTGCAGAAGTATCTTATATATCTATGGAGGAGTTTAATAAAAGATTAAAAATAAAAGGGTTAATACTAAAAAATAAAATTATGAGTAATGATAAAGTTATTACAATAATAACAAAGACTTCACCAATAATTAAATCGGAGAAAGGGGTCTATTATAAAGATATAACTACCGATGATAATATAACCGCTTCATTCTTTAGCAAAGATAGTAAAGAAATTGAGCAATTAATTACAGGCAGTTTAATATCTTATACAGATATAAAAACAATAAAAGATAAAGATTGGTTTGTAGGATTAGAGAAATTAAAAAAATATAGTTTTGATGAACTAAGAAACATTTCAATAATAAGACAATCCTCTATCAAAGCCGCCATTGAATGTTATAATATAGGATCGCCAAAAGGGAGATGGATAGATAAAGACGGTTCATTTTTAGTAGATGAATGTTATAAGGATGTATTAAAATTGGCAGAAAAGTTTGTTGACTACTCAAAAGTAGAGTAGCGAATTAAAATATAATATTATTATTTCAAATTTTTATAAAATACTTAAATTTATTTTTATGGCTAAGATTGTAAAAAAAGTGATTACTACGCCTAAGGCTGCTACTAAGACAGCTACTAAGACAACTACTAAGGCTGCACCTAAGACGGCTACTAAGACAGCTACTAAGACAACTACTAAGGCTGCACCTAAGGCTGCTACTAAGACAGCTACTAAGACAACTACTAAGGCTGCACCTAAGACGGCTACTAAGACGGCTACTAAGGCTGCACCTAAGACGGCTACTAAGACGGCTACTAAGGCTGCACCTAAGACGGCTACTAAGGCTGCACCTAAGACGGCTACTAAGGCTACGCCTAAGACAACTACTAAAGCTACGCCTAAGACAACTACTAAAGAGGGTGCTAATCTTACAAACATTATTAAGAATGTTTATACTAATGCCCCAGAAATATTTACGGGTGTTCTTATAATTAAAAAGGTAAGATCCACTTTAAATAGAGAGTTTATTTTTGATAGTACTATATTCAGAATATTAAGGAGATTACGTTCTAATGGGGCTATTAATTATGTGTGTATTGATTCAAATAAAAGTATCTTCAAAAAATTACCAATTAAAAAATAATTAATTAAATTTTTATCTTATGACTTTTAACGATTTTTTTTCAGAACTTTTAAAAAGATGGTTTGCTAAAAAACCAAATTTCTTTATTAAATTACAGAATATTGCCTTAGTATTAACAGCTTTAACTGCTATCCCTGCTTTCTTGCAATCGTATGGAATAGAATTAGAGCTTCCACAATGGGCTTTAATTATTAGTTCTCTAATCAGTGCAACTGCGGCATTTATTTCACAACTCACTGTCACAACCTCAGATAAAGAAAGATTAGGGATTTCAAGTTAGTTTTTATTTTTGTAAATTTAAGGGGTGTAAAAACCCCTTTTTTTAATTTCTATGTACAATTCACTAAAATATAATTTTTTAATATTTTTACTTAATATACTTATAATATTAAGTGCCCCAATAAAATTGGGAAATTCTACTATAAAGAAAAACCACAATGTGGCAAAAAGTCTAACACAAGAGCAATTAATTCTATCAAGGATTATTAATGCTGAGGCGGATAGTAATGATACTTTAGATATGTATTTAATAGGTTCGACAGTTTTAAACAGGGCTTACCGCAGCAGCGACTTCCCTAATAATATAGATTCTGTAATCCATCAAAGAAACCAATATCACGGCATTAACTCAAAAAAATATTATAAAAATACCCCCCTTACTGCTACTATAGCTGTGAGATTATTAAGGGGGCAATATATAGATACAACTGTTTTGTACTTCTACAATTTTAGAACAGCCACAAATACCAAATTTATTAGGAAATTAAAGAGTAGAGAATTAAAATATCAAACTAAATATCATAAGTTTTTTTAGTTATGTTGGATACATTGTCATTGGAGGAGCAAGAGATTATTTATAATCATTATAATGTTGAATTATTCAAAGTAATTTCATCACCACTTCGTGAGGACAATAACCCAAGTTTTTCAACAAAAATAAAAAATGACAAAATCATATGGTCTGATTTTGCGCAAGGAAACCTTGGGATGTCTGTATTTGATTTTATAAGTCGTATTGAAAAGTGTGATTTTAAAAAATCATTAGAAATTGCTGGAAGTATATTAAAATCAAATAGATTTTCAAATAGTACAAAATTTGAAAAAATTAATTCCACAAAAGTTAATAATTTAAATGTCTTAACTTCTACTAAATGGCATGATTTTGAATTAGAATATTGGAATAAAAGGGGTGTTACAGAAAATCAACTAATATTAAGTAAAGTTTACCCTCTAAGGATATTAAAAAACAATGATGCTTTTATATCTACCTCTGTTGAAAATTCCCCTCGTTTCATTTATGATTTTGGTATTAATTTTGGGGAATCTTTTAAAGTATACTCCCCATATGATATGAAATATAAATGGCTTTCAAAAAACATTGAATATATTGCTTTTGAAACCCCATTAACTTATAAACATAAAACATTAATAATACTTTCAAGTAAAAAAGATAATTTGGTATTCAATAATTTTAATATAAATGTGGATACCACAAGTGTTTTATCAGAATGTAATTTTAAAGAGGTTTTAAATAGGTTAGACAATATCTTATTAAGATATGATAATATATATAGTTTATTTGATTTTGATTATGCTGGTGAAGCGTTAGCATATGAATTATTCAAGCAGTCAAATTTTAAAATAAAACCAATCAATATAGGTAATTTACTTAATTATTTATATTACATAAATGTTAAAGATATAGATGAATTAAAAATCCACGGAGACTTGGAATTAGAAAAAATTTTAATAAATGAAATCAGGAAAGAAATTTTATAAAAATGAGGGGAGGTTGAATTATAAAGTCTTGAAAAAAGGTATGTTAATTCATAAAATAAGTGAAGATAAATTTAGCATCCCATTACCAATAAATAAGACATTCACCACTTTTAAATTAATAAAAGCAATTAGTGATATAACCACTTATATCCCTAATTGTGATGAAAATAATGATAATGTGGATGATAATTGTGATGTTTTCGGCATACAGAAATGGGTAGCTTTAAACCTAAACTCTAACAAAGAGGAAAATATTAAGGTACACTTTTTTATTACAAAATGGTTAACATTAATAAATAACCCAACTCTCTATAATAAATATATGCCTGAATGATTTCACCATGGTAAAAATAGGGAATTTAAATTTATATGTCGGAACTAAGGAGGAATACAACGATGCGTTAAAACAAGATATGAGAGTTGTGTGTGCCTTAAATAAATGTAAAGACTATATTAGCCACCAATCTGTAGTTGGATGGGTAGGAAAAGGTTGTAATCCAAGTCACCCAAATTATTTATATAAAGAAACTGAGGATGCCATATATCTAAATATGATAGACAGTCCTAATCCACACTTCATTAATGATGAAATGATAGATGCGGCTTTGAATTTTATACATAGAAATCTTACCACTAATCACAAAGTATTCATATACTGTAGCTTAGGGGAATCCAGAAGCCCATCAATTGCATTAATGTATTTGCTAAAATACAAAATAGACACACCTATTTCTTTAAAATCTTTTAAGGAAAAGTATTACCCAAAGTTTAAACCTTCTTTAGGTAATGCTATTTACATTAGGAATAGATTCTCTTAATTCCTAAAATATTTTGTTATATCTATTTCTGTATCAGGATCTTCCTCACCTATCTCAGTTAATTTAGTTGATTTTGCTTTCCAACCTATTACACCAAACTCCCTTTCATAAGGTTCAACGTGTTTAAATAAAGATTCTGAATGTAGTTTGACCATTATATCTTCCCAAACTTTCTGATACTTACTGTAAGTATATAATTTATTTAATTGAGCTAATTGATATTTATTCCTTACAGGCTTAACTTCAAAATATTTAGTGGTGTTATCCTCACCGTTATAAACATCATAAACTAACTTTCCTTTTTCGGATAAATCCTCAAAATCACTTTCATCAATTTCCGTAGTCGTTCCCCAAATAACTGAATCATCACTTAATGTAAATGTGGAATAAGTATTTTTTTTATTATATTTACCTTTTTCATTTTTTAATGCCACCGTAAAAGATTCAGGTGTTTTTGCCCCAATTCCATTTATATAAGCATCTTCTATTTTATTAAAAATTTCTTCCGATTCAATAATATCTATTAACCTCTCTTTCATTAAAGAAGTCTCTTCTTTTATTAACCTTTCAACCGCTTTAACACCTAATTTAATATCCATTTGTGTAGCGTTTGATTTTGTAGCGTTCTTATAATCATTGTCTTTTATAGCCACCCCAAAATTAATTGCACTTAAAGAGTTATTCATTACTACATGAACATCTTTAGCCATAGGGATAGGAATTTGAGATGCTAAAAATTTATATCCAATTATATTATTGGCATAATCAATAACAGCTTGTTCCTTATATGGGTTAATAGTTTTTAAAAAAGCTAAATCTTTATTCATACCTAAATTTCTAAAGGCTAATCTACTTAAATCCGCCATATTTTTAGAAAAGACTGAATACGGTCCAGTTATACCTGCAAATAAATCTATTAAGTATTTATCAGGACTTATTGCTTTTAATCCCATAGCTTTATCCGTAAATGGTATATTTAAACCATCATCTGATAACTCCCCATCTTCTCTTTGTAATGATGTGAAATTAGGAATTTTAACTGAACTAAATAATAATGAATTTTCATAAGCATTGTATTCCGCCCCTTTCCTTAACCCTAAATCCTCCCCATATAAACCATTTGCCATTTCAACTGCAAAGTTGATAGGTAGCCTACCTAAACCTCCTAAACGTCTCTGTAAAGATACTGAAATTAAACCACCAATAAATGCCCTTTTCTTTTTATACAAATCCTCTTCCTCAGTGTTATCTACCCTATCAGGGATTGCTACTAAATCTTTATCACCTTCCACCCCTAATGCTTCCCCTATAGTATTTGAGACAGCATTTACCGCTGGCGCAAAAGCCTCATCATTCCACCAGTCTCTTAATTTCCCGGTTAAATAATTATAAATAGCTAATCTTGATAATGTTGCAGTTAAAACTCTTGCGGCTTCATTTTTTGATAAATACCCCCTACCTAATAGGGAAGATATAGAATCCTCAAAAGATTGATATTCAAACTTATTAAATCTTTGTAAAAACTTATCATAAACCTTTAAAAAGCCATCTCCTTTTGTCATTTTTAAGTTAGGAATCCCCTCAAAAGCATTAAAAGATGCAAAGCCCTCAGTTAATACTCTATCTGCAAACTTAACAGCTTTGTCTGAAATTACTTTATTTTTAAATCTATAGTCAGAATTATTTACAAATTCTTCTAAATTAAGCCTTTCTTTTTTAAACTCTCTATTTACAGCAGCATTAAATTCGTATTCACTATTGTAATTACTTCTACCTAATCTATTTTTAATCTCAATTCTCTTTTGGTTATTAAATTCCTTCTCAAAAGCACCTAACCACATAGGCATTGATATAACTCTATCACTCGTTCCTAATATCGCATCGTTTACTGAATCAATCACACTTGTAAGATTCTCAACTATCCTCTTTCCACGACCTACCGTAGCCGCTATTCCAAACTTCTTCGTTTCCGCCGTATCTCTCCTTAATGACCCCGAATGCACTATTAACCTGTTCGGTTGCGTGGACGGTATTTGAGTCAATAGTTCTTTTAACCTATTAACACTCTTATCATCTTTTAACATTTTGGCTAATTGCTTAACCCCTAACATCATCTCTACTGGGTATAATGAAGCATAAAATATATTTGAAGCAAATTCAGCCATACCTCTCGGTATAGATGTTAAAACAGATGCGTATCCAACACTCGCTACTAATTCTGTATATATGTCTATCCCAGATAAAGGAGTGTATTGATTATGCAATGTATCTTTAGCTACATCTTTAACAACTTTCCCCATTACTTGGATAAACATCTTGTCGTTTTTATAAGCATCTATTTTCTCTTCACTCGCTTTTATTATGTCTGATTCATCAAGTGCTTTTATTTGCTTATCTATATCCGCAATTTGTCCGTTTAAAACCCTCGCCGTCCTCGCATCCGCTCCTTGTAATTGGAATGTTAAAACTTGCTTCTGGTTCTCTAATTGCTCCGTAAGTTTCTCTACCTTATCCTTAGCATCTTTCCTAATATCCTTAATCTTATTGTCTAACTCTCTCTCGGTGTCTTTTATCCTGTTTTCAAAAGTCTTAAACGCATCACGCATGTTGTAATCTAAATGAATACCTCTTATCGCTTCATAAGTAACCCTACTAAATAATACGTCTCTTATCGGACTAATTTTACCACTTTGTCTCGCTTTAATAAATCCTGGCGTTATCGGTGAAAAATACTCCCTATTGGCTACCCCACCATCAAAATCCATTATACCATCCGCAAAGTCTTTCATCTCGTCTGTAATTGATTTACTCGATACCCTACCTAATGGCGTGTAATTATTGTAAATCTTTGTTGCCTCTCCTGTCCTCGCCGCCGTAACCACTACTTTACCCACCGTATTGTCTAAATGGGTATCAACAAAATCTAATAAGGCTTGTTGTCGCTTGTCTAATTGTATCTTTGTATAATCAAACTCCCCTCCATGCTCAATTTGTAATTTATCATACAACTCAACAAAATCAGCATATAAACTTTCCTTTAAGTTCTTATCTAAAGATATTGCCTCCCTAATTAATTCTACTTCCTCCGCTACCGACATTATCTCGTCTGAATCAGGGTTGTTCCTATACTGCCTGTCCATTGTGTATAGCCTAAGTAAAAACTCATCGTCTTGCTTAATACTTTTTGTTAAACCCCTATACTCGTCTTTTAACTTATTTGAAAATGCCGTAAACACTCCCATCCCTTGCGCAATCTTGTAAATAAAAGTATCATACATCTCTGTACCCTCTTTTCCACTAAATATTGCATCTATCCTCCTAAGCGGTGTATTACGCATAAATCGCTCTATACCATCTACTATATTCTTACCCTTAAATATATTCGTAATCCTATCTCTAAGCAAACTCCTAAAGCTATTGCCCCTACTATCTAATGTATTAATTACTTCCGTAGCTACACTACCATCTAATGCCTTCTTAATTAAATACTCAAACCCTGTGTTAACCCTGTTTAAGTTAATTAAATTGTCATACCCTTTTATTAATTCCTCTAACTCTTGGTTACTTAACTTCTCTAATTGCTCGTCCGTAATACTTAAAAAGTCATCTAAAATAGCTTGAAATTCTTTAAATGGTAATACCTGCCTACCTATGTTTATTAAATTCCTAATCTTATCTTTGTTGTCTAGCCTCGCTTGCTCCTTTTCCGCCGCAGTTTGTATCTTGTTTAATTCTTTATCCTCTAACTTTTTCCTACGCTCTAATTCCCTTAACTCCTTTTCATCTAAAGAATTAAAATCTTTTATTATATTACCATCCGTATCTATTATATTGCCATTATTATCAAATTGTAATTTCCTTACATCCGCTACCTCTTGGTATTCCGCAGGTAAATCTTGGTATAGTGTTTCTATATTACCATATATATCTAATAAATTACCATCAGTATCATAAGTAGATTCTCTTAACGCTTTCTCTTGCTCTTTTATGTTAAATTGGTGCGCCGCCATATCCGCAAAATAATTAATATCATTCTTATATTTTGCACTATCCTTACCAATCTCTTTATTAGCCATCACGGTTAACATATCGTTAAACCGCCTAATATCCTCACGGTATAAACGCTCAGCTTCAAGTCGTTGCGCCCGCTTGTATGCCGTATTACTTTCGTTGGGTAATCTTTGTAGGTTTAATACCTGTGGCAATTTATTATAAGCCCTCTTGTCAAGTGGGTTGTAACTTAACGCTAACCTTTCTTTCCCTTGTGTTACACCATTAGGATTATTACTTGTTGTATTAGGGTTCTTAATTGTTTGTATCGCCCTAATAGCCGCCTTTTTAAGTTTTACCGTTGCCGCTTTTAATTTGTTAAAATCTTTACCACTAACAATATCATAAAACTTATTTTCAAAATTATTTAAAGATGCCGTGTCTTTTACATCTTTAGCTGCTTTTAATAACTTGGCTATATCAGATGCACTAAAGTAGGACGTATTCTTTTGGTCTCTATTAAAATCTTTTAATACCTCCTGTACCTTGATCGCAAAATCCTGTCTATTAGTCTCACCCCTAGCAAAAGATTCATACAAACTATCAATTTCATCTTGTAATGCACTAATAGCCTTTACTTTTGCTTTCATTAACTCACTATCAGATGCCCATAATGCTAAATACTCTAACCCATCTTCGTCTATATTAATATTAGTATTTAACCTCGTCAAAGCATTTCTAAACTCTGTAAATAGTCCATCTTTTTCTTGTTGTGTAACATTAGCCCACTCTTTCCATACAAGTTTACCTTTACTATCCATAGTAGCTACCCCTGCTTGCGTAGCTACTGATTTCATTAAATCTACAAACGTTTTAAATACTTTACCACCCTTATTATAAAAGTTTAAAGCCTCCATTTTAGGGTCGTAATAAATACCTAAATTATTATTACCACCAATAAATAAATCTAATACTGCATCTTTTAAATTCTTTGCAGCCTCTTTTAATGAAGGAGGTCTTGTTGCCGAATCAATATTATTGACCTCATCAATCGTACTACTACCTCCCTCATTAACAGTTGGTTTTACTCCCCCTTCTGTTTCATTATCATTAAAATTAGTGTTGCTATTTGAAATAGAAAATCTTATGTCATTACTTTCATTTGAGAAAGTGCCTACGTTACTTGAGGCGGATTTGATTTGGTTGGGAAAAAAAACTATAAATTCTTTATTAAAAGAATCACCTGCGAATAGCCCATCAACACCATCCTTTTTAGCATAAGATGCTATATCAACACTATTATCATATGTATTTAAAAATCCATTCTCTTTTGCTTCCTCACGGAATGACAATGACGACTTTCTTATATTTCTAATATTAAGAAAAAGCATCTTATTGATACTACCCCATTGTCTATGACCTAAAATACCACTTGAAAAATAAAATCCATTACCGTGTCTTAATGTGTAGTTTTTTCCAATTTTATTTTCATCAAATTTATAAAATTCAACATCACTTGTGTGATATACAACCAATGGCTCTCCGTTTTCATCAACCACCTTACTTGCGTTTTCTGGGCTTCCTTCCCAATCACCAAACCAATCCTTAAATCTTTTTGTTCTTACATCTACCCATTGTTGCTCATTTAAGTTTGTAGCCTTTCCATTTGGTGCTTTCATATAAGTACCATTGGCTTTGGCTTCTCTTACTATCTTTTCTCTTTCCTTGCGTATTTCTTCTAATACCTCTGGCTTTACATTGCCGTTGCTGTCAAAATCAGATTTGGATAAATATTGGTTATACCCTGCCATAAATAAGGGCTGTCCCTCTTGTGCTTGTTGGCGCATTTCGGGGGTGATGGTTATAGCGTGTTGAGTGGGAATAGACGATTGATATTTGGCGTATAATTCATTGTTGTTTTCAATGTCTTTTTCTGCATCGGCAAAAGAATAATCTTTTGTTTCGTTAGCCCAAACCCAATCCCTAAATCTCAATATCTTGTTTTGGTTTCCTGATAATGTTACTGTATTTTGCAATTCTATCGTTTGTGGTTCTTGCTTAAACAAACTCTTAGCTACTTGTCCTACAATGCCCAACTTGCCTTCGCTTGGGTTGCCATAAAAGCCTATCATGCCTTTGCCGCCTACTTTAAGTTGCTGCCCTGTTAGTTTGCCTTGTTTAACACTCCCGCCATCCCAAACTTTCCCTTCTTCGTTTTGTATCTTCTCTGCAACCTCCTTACCCACATAATCTTCAATCTGTTTGATGGTTAGATTAGCCATCATCTCCCTTGTTCCAATTACACTTCCGTCTTTTTTTGGTGTTATATTGTAAGTTCCATTTTCATTTTTCTGCCAGCCTATTTCATCCACCTGCTTACTCAAATCATACCTTTCATTCTGTTGTTCTCCTGTAGTCCATGCAATTTTATCAGCACCTTGTTTTACTGCTTCTTTGAGTGCAACCTTCAATCCGAGTTTTACCCATGATGGAGTTTCGGTGACGAAGGGTGCGGTGGGTGTTGCATCCCTTTCTTTCATGTTTTTTACTGCATCCTTAAAACTTTCAATGTAATATTTTTCATCACCATTAAACAATGAATTAAATCTATCGTTTGTACTTTGGTCAATAACTTTTCCGTCTGCATATAGCCTTACCCCACCATCTACTTTTTCAACTTTAAATACAGGTTCTGAACCCTTAAACCCTTCCTTCTTACCTTGCTGCCCCCAATCGCTCTGCACTTCCTCCAAAAACAACACTTTGTTGCCCTCGCTGTCGGTTCGGGTGTTCATTCTTAAATGTACTAAAATGTTGGGTTCGTCAAAGTGAGTAGATTTGAAATTCATTTGCTTATCCTCTACAATATTTTTATTATATTGTTTAAGATTATCCATTGCTTCTGCCGCATCCCTATGGCTTGATACTACCCTATTCGTTTTGTTATGTACAACATCATACATAACGCCAACGCCTCTTGGAGATGGTCTTTCTTTTATTGAATATTCTGATACTTTTTTACTCGGCATCGTAACCAGCACCTCCTTGTAGTTCTCTTTCTCTCCGTCAAGTTGGTAGTTGTGGTATTTAGTCTGCTCGTTAGTTTCGTCATTGCTCAAATATTCCCTCGCTTCCTCTCTTGTCATATCTTGACCCATTTCATCTTCCAAGAACGCATCTATTTCTGCTTCTGAAGCATCTCCACCTTTCACCACTTCCACCACCTCAATACGGTTATCACGCATAAAGTCCTGTATTTCGGATTTCTTTACCTGCTCATTTGGTTTTTTGCTTTCCAAAAAGTCCTTTAAGCCTGTAAACTGCACTTCATCTCCCTTACCTAATCTCTCAAGCCATTTGGTAGCACTTAGGTTTTCAGCCTTTTCATCTAATAGTTTCTTTTCAATAGGAGAATAAAAACCATTGGTAACTTGTGGTAAAGTCTTCACCTCAACTTCTTTACCACCAATCATCATTTTCTTGACCACGCTTTTATCATCTTTCACACCTATCGCTTCCTCCGCCCTTTTTAAATCTTGTAAGAATTTATCACTCGTAATAACTTCATTAGTCCTATCAATTATTTCTGATAAACTTAAATTCTTCCACTGTTTAGGTATATATAATCCCAAAGATTCATTTATAAATCTAAAGAAATCTTTTACAGCTTCATATACTTTCCTACCTATTTCAGACAGTTTGCCCTCTTCAGATAGCTTCTCTGCCCGCTCTGCAAAGTCTTTCTTTTGAGCTTTCGCCCACAATTCATCTTGTAGTCTTAATTTGTAGTCTGCATCACTCTCTCCATCTTGCCTCTTGTATGCATCAGCAGACATCTCTTTGTATGGAATGCCTAATAGATTTAATAGGTCTCTTGCTTCTTCTGATATACCACCTTCTTGTGCATCAGTCATAAAAGCTTCCGCAGCATCATTAGTAAGTGCATCCCAAGCATCTACTATTCTCTTAGCTTCTTTATTTCCACTTTCAGCAGCTAATCTTAATCCTTGTTGTTGTAAATGTATAAATTCCTCACCTACTAAATCTGGTGTAAGTTTGTTGGGGTCTAAATACATCTTGCCTCCATGTACAAAACCATAGACATCCCCTTGTGGGGTGGATAGTAACCTTAAATTTTCTTGAGAAACTTCTCGAACCCTGTCAGTTTCACCTTCACTCCGTCCCTCTTCTCCGCTTCTTTTAAGTCTTGATAAAATTCCTGCATCATTGAATTTATCTCTAAGTCTGTCAATGTCCTTAAATTGTAGTAGGTAGATTGCTTGTGCATTTGTAAGGTCTTGATATTTTTCTGCGATTCCATATTGCAAAAGTAGTGAATTTAATTGTCTTATAATAAACTTTTCTCTTAATTTTTTTATGGTGTCTTGTTTTATCGCTAAATTTCCACTATAACCACCATGAATGGAAGATATATTTGATAATGATGAAACACCTATAACTTTACCTCCATTATTTTCTATGTATTCTTTTAACGCTCTTACTGTTGAACCACTTGTTACTACATCATCTACAATTAAGTATTTCTTACCTTTTATAACCTCTCCGTTAAAATTAGGTGTTCTAAACATTCTTTCAATAGCACCACTATCCGTATGCGATGTTACATTAGTTTGAGATATACCAGCCACTTCTCCGTTACTTTCTTTTGCTAATTCTCTTGCATACGCTAAAGGTAATTTATTTAATCCTTTACCTTCTTCGGCTAACACAGGGACAATAGTAACATCTTTATTACCTGACAAAATAGTGTTTATTTTGTCTTTCTTAATTATGTCCTTTACAACACGTTCAGCAGCTTTATAATCCCCTTTATTTTTTGCAGCGTCATAATCAGGGTGGTTTCTTAAACTTCTTAGGTTTGTTTGAGGGATGACTATAGGGAAATTCTTGCTCCACGCCATTGCTCGTAAATCACCAAAACCAAGTTCTCTTAACTTATTAGCAAACTCTTTGGCATCTACTACTATATTTTTACCATCTTTGAAATATTTTATCTTATCTTTTATAAAATCTAAGATTTTATTTGCTGCTGCCTGTTTTTCAGCTGTTACTTCCTGCCCATCTGCTTGAAATCTTTTATCTGTCGTTTCTTTATTTAATACATTGTTAAAATCATTCTTTACTTCTTCAGATACATTATTTTCATTTTCTGTATTATTTTCATTATCTTTTTCTCTTGCATCCTCTATAAATTCACCAACATCTGATATATCTTCCGGTAAAGACTGCTCTTTCATATTACCCTCAGATTGCTCCGATTCATATAATTTCTCCTTTTCTAACTTATCTTTAATCCACTTATCAGAATCAGCAGTCGATTCATACCCACCTATCATCGTTTCCGTTGGTAAAAGCCCTACTTTTTGGTCAGCAAATTCTGTATAAGGTAACTCTGAAAGCATATCATCCGCCTTAGCCGCCGTGTCTAAATCGTTATTCTTTTCAGCATTTCTTTTAATCTCTAATAAAGGATTCCTTATATCTCTATTAAATTCATTGACAAAATTCACCCACGTATTCTGCCCCCTCGTTTCAGAGGTAAGTGCTTGGATAGCAATTAACTTTTGCCTATCACTAAACCCTTGCTCATTTATTATACTCGCAACGTGTGCAGCCCATGCACGCTCCTCACCTTTCGCCCCAAAAGATGCACCACTCGCTGCGTGTGCAACATAATCATGCACTACTCTTAATACATCATTATTTAAAAGTTGCTTTGGTATAAGTACCTCATTACCATCCTTATCATAAATAATCTTACCATTCTTATCTTGGGCAGGTACAGGTGTAGTATAATAATGTGTTGGTTCAAGTAATGGGTGTCCAGTATAATCCACACTACCATCCCCAAATCCACTGCCTGTTGTGAAAAATTCCATCTGGTTATTCCTATTCACATCAGCCATCATTTGTTTACTATTACTATAAGCATCATCATACCTATTTTCCGACCACCCCACAACATTATCTAATTGCTTTTGTAGTTCGGTAATCTTCTTAATGTCTTTGGCTTCTATAGCAGTATTTAATTCATTGACAATCCCTTGAATTTGTTCAATATTTTCGTGGGATATAATAGGTCTATTATTCGGATATACCTTTATAGGTAATCTATCATACTGTGCCTTTATTATTTCATTCAGCGTATTATAAGCCGATTTTACTTTTGGGCTTAAATCAACAATAGGCATCCTATCAAACATTCGCCCAATAGATTGCAGCCTCTTATAATCGTCCGACGACTTATTAAGAGTTAAATACGTACCTATTTTTGGAGTAAGGGAGGCTACCTTTTGTACAGCATCCCTTACTTTCTTAGGTAAATTCCTTACTGCCCATCCTGCGGCTGTTCTTTCGTCGTTTTCTCTGGCTCGGTATTCGTCCGATTTTTGAATATTACCATGCCCCCACGCATACGTTCTTCCGCCCTTCTCCTGCCCGCTGCGCTTGTAATTAGCGAACCGTCTTTTTTCCACTGCTCGTTTAGTTCCATAAGTTCCTTTACTGTCATTGTATATATTGTTTATTTTGTTAAAAAATTCTTTATGCCCTTTTTCTGCTTCCTCTTTTGTAGCATACATAGTGCTATCATAAATCACTGCTCCATACCCATCACTATCTAAAGAAGCCCCATCTATACCATTGTCCTTTACAATCTTTCCAAATTCTGCCGCTGTAATAGGATGCTTAAATTCAAAATTTACTACAGGGATTATTGCCCTCCCATTAGCATCCTCTACTCCAACTATTTCATCATTATTAATTTTGTCGCTAAGGTACAAAATATGTACCGCATCTTGGTCAAAATCTTGTGCTATTTTTACAATAGCCGCAAAAACATCATCTGAAACTTTATCTATATGCAAAGAAAAAGACTGTTCCGCACTTCCCTGCCATAAACCATCGACAGATTTTCCTTTGATTTTTACATCAGGTAATAGTTGATTTAACCTAAATATTAAATCATCTTGCATTTCTTTTGCTACCTCTTGCGCCGCTTTAAAATTACCTGCTGTTATAAAAGCATTTAAACTATCTTGTAAATTCTTATATTTTTGTATCCTCGCCCCCGCATAAGGTGTTATACTTACAGTAACCCCTTTATTATTCCCTCTTTTATTTAACCCATTAAAAAATCCCTTAAATCCTTTAATGAATTTCCCCCTACCCCAATCCTTTCCTTTAATATTATTCTCTATATAATTAGCAGCTTTTATTATTGCTTTACCTGAATTTGTCCCTTTTTCTACTTCATTACTTAATATTTTTATCGCTCTGTTCCAAAGTGGAATACCTATATTATCTTTTATACCATTAAAAACAATATCTAAACCAAATAAAGAAACGTTAGCCCTGTTATTTTTCTTCTTAGGGTCAACTAATAATTTATTTAATTTACTAATCACATCCTCTACACTTAATGGTGCTTTAGTAGTATTTTTAGTCTCTGACCCCTCGTTTACTACTTCACCTTGCTGCGGTGTAGTCGGCATATTCGCCTCTAAACTATTAACCCTTGCTAACTCTTTATCTAATGCCGCAATATTACTTTCACTCCTTACCGTCTTCGTTTTACCGCCTACTTCATACTGCCATAAATCTCCTACTTTAGTAAACTCCTTCTCCCCTGTATTCGTTAACTTAAAAGTTATTTTATTCGTCTCCGCTTTAGGGGCTGTTTTTTTAGGGGTTTCTGTCTCTTTACTACTCAGTTCTGTATTAGATGAAGTATTAATCTCACCTTTACTTGAATCTGTGTTAAGTGGGGTAACATTCTCGTTTTTATTAGGTTTCACTGATACCCTATCTTCTCTTGTTAATTTTGGCTCTACCTTAACTTCTTTAGTAACTGTTACAACAGCTTCTTCAAATAAAGGCTCATAAATACCCCCTAATGCCTCTTCTTTTGCTTTTATAGCTATATCTAAAGCTAAATCAGAATCATTAATAGTATAGGTAAAACCACTGCCATTATCCGTTAATACCCCCCCTGTAACATTACCTTCTTTATCTTTTAAAGTTTCTGTATAAGTATACCCATCAGTAACAGGTAGTATATTCCCATCGCCATCCTCAACCCCTATTGTACCTCCACTAAAAACTACAAAACTACCCACCTTACTTTCTCCGTTAGGTGCAGTGACAGTTACATCTAATCCTTCAAATCTCTCTGGGGTAACTGCAAATCTTGTTGGGGTTTCGCTTTTAGTTCTTCCAACAATTCGAGTACTTTTAACTGCTGTTCTCTCGGTAGTAACGCCAACTTTATTTTCTGTTGCAAGTTCATATGATTCTAATTTTTCTATTTCGTTTTCTAATTTACTCTTTATACTCTCTTTTTGTTCCGACGTTAATCTATTATCATTATCAACCTTATCCCATATCTCATATAATTTTGTTGAATGCCCCTCTAATTCTGCTTCGGTTATATACTCCGCATTATTCATACGAGTACCTATATCATCTAAAGCTAAATTTATCTCCGCCGTAATTCCTAACTCCGCAATATGGTTGTCAAACTCTTGCATAAAATCATCAACAACTTGTTGTGATTCACTCGGCTTATCTACTTCTTGCTTAGGCTCTACAACTTCATTAGCTTGGCTCGCCGTACCTCTATCTTTAAAAGCATCTTTAACATCTTGTAAATCCTTGTCTGCCCTCTGGTTAATCCTCTCCTCTAAATATGCCTTGTCCTCTTGGTTAATTATATTTGATACACTATCTAACTCTTGCCGCCTGTTAGCATCTATATGCTCCTCAATAGCCTCCTGCACCGTTTGACCATCCTTAACTTCTACATCAACAGTAGTAGTAGTCGCACCATCCGCACTAACTTGCCTCTTAGCTACTTTATCCCCTTTTATATCATAATTACCTACACTAAAATCCACTCCCTCTACCGTCTCCTTAACCTCTCCTCCTTGTGGCACTACTTCCTCCGTAACTTGCTCTCCATCCGTAGTTGTCGCCCCCTCTCTTTGCGCACTCGTTGTACTCTCCGTAGTTACTTCCTCCTCCTCTGTGTTGTCTTGGTTCTGCGTCTCTTGCCTCTTGGCTTTCTTTTTATCATTTGTTTCATATCGAAACATTGGATTGCCAGAAGCATCTTTACCTATTTCTGTAATAGTAATACTCCCTAAACTACCAAAATCTACTTTATCACCTACTTTATATTCTCTATCTGGGGACACCCCTTTATCCCAAATAATTACACCTTTATGTTTATCCCTATCTTCATGTACTAATGACCAATTCCTACTCTTTAATATAGGGTCTGCTGTTAACGCATCAGGGTTTTTAACTATATAGTCAATTTGTGCATCCGCCATTGCTATAGTACTACCCAACTTATTAGATAACCTACTACTCTTATCAGTCTCTTTTAATAACTTAGCTTTCGCTATAGCTTTATCTAAAGCCGCTCCTGCAATAGCTACTTTTTGTTCCTCTGTTAAGTTTTCCCCCTCAAATGCCTCCAACTCTTTTTTAACTTGTGGAAGTATCTCATCATACGCTAATACTATTTGCTGTGCCTTTTTCTTTAATTTTTCATCCGTAGTAACTAATCCATATTTATTTAACCATTCCTTTGCCTCTTGTACCGTTTTAAAATCTGTATCACTAATAATTCCATTTGGGTTATTAACTGCATTATAAGTTACAGTGGCTCTTAAATCTATATTATACTTAGAATTAGCAGAAGGTAATCCTACTGCGGCTGTAATAAAAGCCGCCCCAAATCCTGCGTTTACATTTTCACTAAAACTCGGGAGTTTAATCATCTCATCTTTAGATTCAGCCTCCCAATAAGCTGAATTATAATTCTCTAATATTTCAGTAGCAACTTCAGGTATAACATCTTTAATATAATCTTCTAATAATGCCCCACCTTTTTGTTTTGTATATTTCAAAAATGTATCCCCCCAACCTATTAAAGGGGTACGCCCACTAATAACATCTCTTATAGTAGCATTCTTTGCATCAATAAGTTGCCCAAACATACGACTATTTACAGATTTTTGGAGCTTCATCTCAAATGGAGAAAACATAATTTCCATAAAAGAACTTACAGCAGTTTCCTTAAAAGCATAATTTAAAGCATCAGAAACACCAACACCTCTTTGTATATGGGAATCATATATATCCCCATATTGCTGTAAAAACGAAAAACCCACAGATGTAGTAGGAGTAATAAATCCCTCACCAAGTACCGTACCTGTCTTAATGCCATATTTTTCTAATACAGGTACTACAGGCAATCTAAGCCCTCTTGCCATCTTACTTATTGCACCACCTCCATACATCATTGCAAGTAAATCTATTATAGATGGGACTGCATCCTCTATACCACCTACTAAACTGAACGAGGATGTAGTTTTATCTTTATTTGCTTTATATATATCTTGTGCCGCATTTTTAGTATCTTCACTTAAAAATCCTTCTAATATGTCAGAATCTTTACTTCTAATTCCTACAACTTCTCCATTATCAATTACTAATTTATCCCCAGGTTTAAACACTTCATAAAACGATGATTCTCCTATATTAGAACTATTTAATTCTAATTGTTCTTCATAAAAATGCCTTTTACCCCCACCCATTGCGGCATTAACCATAGACTGCGGAAAACTTAATTCATCTCTCCTTAAATTTTCTACTTTTTTAAGAGTTTTTTCATCAACCCCTACCGTATTTAAACCTAATTCAGCTAAACTAAAAAAATCATTAGCAGTATTTAATAACCATCCTGCAACCATCCCCGCAACATTTGGAAGCATTCCGTTACCTGTGGGCGTACTCGCTAATCTGAGCGATTCCTGCTTTATATAAGGATTAGGGTTAGTAAACCCCGTAGCTCCTCCTAATATCTTTAAAGTGTTTTTAAAATCCATCCATGCTTTGCCACCTCTTGTCTTACTATTCCTTTCTAAAGTAACTGCATTTGCATAAGCATCTTGTGCCTCTAATAATATTTTTTGTTTGTACTCTTCTGGTGCAAAAACCTTAAAAACATCCTTAAAGTCCTCAGACTTTCCATAGGCTTTTAATAACTCTTGGAAATCTTCATCATCCTCATATACTCTATAAGCACTTAATACTTCAGTTAATCGCTCACGTGTTTTATTATATTCAGTTATTAAAGGATTAGATGGGGCTTTTGCTTTTTCTTTATTGTATAAATCTATACTACTTAAATATTGGGTCTCAAGTTCTTTCCCTCGTGCAGCCACCTCATTAAATTCCGAAATTTTATTATCTTTTTTTGCCGCTGCCTCATTAAATAATCTTAAATAATCAGTATATGGTAACGCACCTGTTTTATATTGTACCCCTAAATTTAATTGTTCTTCTTCTAACGCCTCAAATTCTTTGTTATACCCACTTAAAGTTTTATTTACCCCCTCTATCTCAGATGAGATAGCATTAATAGCATTGCCTCTACTTTCTATATTTTTAAAAAACTGAGCCCCCTCATCACTATTATCTTTTTTTTCTATATCTCGGGATAAAGATTCTAATTTTTTAGCTAAATTATTTAATATGCTTATTGTATTTGGATACCCTTTTATAAAATCCTCCCCCCTGTCTAAGGTAATTTTAGTAGTTAACCCAGATATTAAATCATTATTTAATTTCAAAGCATCTTGAAAATTAACCCTATCAAGCCCTAAAGTTTTTTCCTCAAAAGAAGTCCTCTTAATTGATGGCGTAGTAAGTGTTTCTACACAATTACCTTCTGCATCCTCAATACAAATATTAGTCTTTATATCTGTACCTCTACCTTTTAAATCAACTTTAAAAAAAGGATTATTAGCAGCCTCTTTTTTAATAGTCTCAATATCTCCTTTTGTTTTTTGATAAAAGCCTTCTGCTAATTCAGATGGGCTTATATTTTTTCCAACTGTTGGATTATTATTATTAGTCCAAGTTCTGGCATCGTGTTGGTCATAAGAAAGGTTGCCCTTGCCTTTTTCAAGCATAGTTTGAATAACACCTTCCTCACTACTAATTGGTGCACTTTCAGAAACTCTAATAAGTTTTTCTTTAGTTATTCTTGAACCTTTTGCTAAATTTTCTTTATCTACTTGACGTTGCTGTTCAGGGGTTATAATAACCCCTTCTGCCTCTTTAACTGGGAATAACCCTTTGTGCCAATTAGGCATTATAGGTTGTTCAATTGAAGGTGGGTTTGAATTTATATTATTTTCTTTATTAGATACACTTGATTTTTGTGGTGGCGTTTTTTCAGCTGCAATAGATAAACCTAAATCCTTTTCAAAATCCTCAAAAGTTCCACCATCAGAAGATTCTAACTTTGAAAAAGCAAACTCCCTTAATTCTTTAGATTTTATAAAATCTTTTTTAAAATCTTCGTAACTCCCTTGCCCTTCAAATTTTGAAAAAGCTAATTTTATTAATTCCTCATTCATTTAATCCCCTTATTTTATATTTTTTATTTCCAAATTCTCTCACCTACTGACACTTCTTTTACTTCTTTACTACTTGCAGCCCCACCTGGTGTCTTAATACTTTTTTTCTGTTCACCTCCTTTTGTTGGGGTATTTGATTTTGCTTTAATATTTTTAGAAGTTGAGGGCTTAAATGACGGTGTAGTATTATCTTCAGAACCTATCAAGTTCTCCCATGTTGTTGCTATAAAACCTTTTTTCACTTTAAGCCCCGCCGCTTGTATAATTTTTTTCGCTATTTCATTTCTCTTATCTTCATATCTTAAATCTACATCCCCTAAATAGCCCTCTATTAATTTTGCATAAGTACTGAAAGGAAAACCTGTATCCCCTAAAATATTTTTACTTATTGCTTGTTTCAATTTTCTTGCAGCTGTTTTATCCGAATCCTCTAAAGAATTATACTTAGCATTAACTCTACTAATTACCTCATTCCTTGCATCATCCTCTGTATTAAAAGGTGGTATAAATATATCACTACTGCCGCCTATCCCACTTTTACCAAATGTACCCCCACCTTTTCCAGAAGCATTGTTATTAATCTTTTCTGTTTTACTATTAACCTCTTTTAAAATTAATTTTGCAAGTTCAGCAGCACTCTTACTTTTATTCTTAGGGTCTTGTAATATTTTTACAGCTTCTTCCCCAGCAATATTTATATTACCTCCTTCTTTTTCTACCAAGTCTTTTACCTCATTAAATTTTTGCTTTTCCGCACTCGTTGTTTTCTTACCATTAAAATAGTTATAAATATATGTTTTACCTTTTTTACTTTCTTCTTTAGTTTTTTCCGTAGCATTTGTTAAATGAGTAATAGTTGCAGTAGAGGTTTTATTTGTATTTACATTAACTTCCCCAGTATAATGAGATTCTTTTGTGTATGGATTTGTTGCACCCATTTGTACTGTTTCAGCTTTCTTATTATCAGCTACTATTTTATCCGCCTTATACAGTGGATAAACCCTACTCTTAACTATCTCTTTTACAATATCTCTATTAGGCGAAAGTCCTTCTCCGTATATGCTGCCGTATTGGTCTGAAATATAAGAACCCAATGCAGGATCTGCTATAATAGCATCTGTAATTAAATTCATAGCTGTAGGCTCATCTAACGCCATACTAGTAGTAGTAGTCTTAATTAGTGCATTACCTACCTTTCCCACTGATTGAGGGGTAACTGATTCCGCACTATAAGATTTTAAACTATTTGTTATCAATAAATCTAACTTCTTCTTCTCATCCTCTGGCTTAAATAACATTCCTATAGGGGCATTTGTCAATGAACCTACATTATACCCAGAAACATTTCCAAAATTATCTTGCATATATGGGGAATTTAAAGCCTCATTTTGACCATCTATATAAGTTTGGAATAATAAACTGTTTACTTTATACCCTTTAGGCACATCACCTGTTAATAATTTTTTTGTATATTGTAAATTAGCCTGCTCCACCCCAACCTCTACATCTGTTGGTAAAGTTTTTAATAAAGCCTCCTTATTCTTTATAATTTGAAGCATCTTTGGAAAATTAGATGGATTTAACTCTAAGGATAATTTATCTAACTCCTTATCTAACTCCCCCACCTGCTCTAAAGTTTCTTTATGTTTAGTTTTAAAATAAGGTCTGTTAAAAATATCATCATCAAAGTCAATGCCATCAGGGGTCTTCACTCCTTTACCACTTTTATTAGACAGCCCATTTAATTTTGTTAATAAATCAAAAGCCATCTTTTGTTTTTGAAAATCTAACTTATTTTGGGCTATCTCTTTTTTTAACTTTTCCTGCTCTAATTGAACCGCCATTTGTTCCCTCTTTAAATCCGCATTCTCATTAAATTGCAACACCTGTACCATCCCACTTGTATCAAGTGGGGATGATTGTACATTATAAGTAAATGCCTCTCTATCTAAACCTTTTAAAGGGATTCTATAAGGCTGTGGATTTGGTGCTGTTATATTCCCACCATCTTGATATTTTAAAATCATACTACTACCTATTTATCTCTTAAAACGTTTTTTATATTCTTCTATAAAATCTTCTATTTTATATTTGTCGCTAAACTCTTGCGCCTGTTTACGTGAATCAAATTCATTCCCAAGCCTCATTTGTGAAAAAGCATTTGCAGTATTTTGTAATGTTTGAACTAAATTACTATTTAACTTACTTAAATTAGATTGATACCCGGTATTAATCCCAACTTTAGTACTTAATATATTACTATCATGGTTATAGATATTATCAAACATTGCACCACCTATACCTCCTAAAGTACCCATCATCTTATTTTGATTTAAAACTGTAGTGTTATATGCACCAACTCTATTAGTCTCATTATCATTTCTCATTTTATCTAATAAAGTAGAGTAAGTGTTTAATAAAGAATTTTTAGCAGTGCCTAATCCTAATGCCACTTTTGTTTCCGCATCATATCTCGTAGCCGCATCTTTACCCCCTAATAATGCTCTTTCTTGCGCAGTTAAACCACTTACATCCATCCTATTAATATACCCACTATTTCGAGTAGCTTGAAACTGATTTTCTAAAGCCGCCAAACTATTTCTAAAAGCACTTTCAGCATTAGAATAGTCAGTCTTAACTGCCTTAACTTCAGGGTTTTGTGTTATCACACCTAAAGCATTACTTAAACCACTCAACATTATATTCTGCTTACCATCCTTATCAAAAATATCCACCGATTTTAATGCCTCTTTTTTAGCTTTTTTTGCATTTATCCTATCCCATATATTAAAACCTATACCTGCTAATGATGTTACCCCTTGTGCTATTGCTGAAAAAGGGTCAACCGCCTTTGGTACGGAAATTCCAGCTTTTACATAACCCCCATCTTTAGCTACCATTTGAGCCTTGTTTAGTTGGGTCTCAATACTATTATCTATCCCTTTCCTACTCTTATCATATTCACTAAGCTCTATAATTGCTTGTAAATACGAACCCCTATTTTTTTTATTCTCTAAATTTGTTATAGCTGTAAAAACATCGCCATCTTTATTTTCTACTACCTTAGACTTATTAGCAACTACTCTTGATAAATCCGCAGGAGACATTACTTTTTTATTCATTAAATCACCTAATGTTTTCACTTTAGGTACTTTACCGTTAGAAAATATATTATATGGAGCATTACTAATCTCCAATACTACTTTATCCGCCTCATCTTTATATATCTTTGTATTACCAAATTGACTTAATACATAACTACTTTCAGGCACTATATCAGTAACAACATCTTCAGCCATACTACTATGTCGTTTTGTCGCATTAACTTTAACTAAGTCTCCTGTAGGTAGTATTATTGTCTCCATCTTTTCAGTCTGTATTGGTACTAATGGTTGCAAAGGTACAAAACCAAATTCTTTTGAATCATCATTAGCTACTTTTTTTTTAGAATTAACCACACCTCCATTCATAAATCTTTGAATCATTCCCCCATCTTTTTGATTAAATCCTTCACCACTTAATAGAGTACCCTCTTGCCCCCCATCTGATTGTGGTGTTTGTTGTATTTCCACATTATTATCATTACTACCTTGTATTGAATTTACAGCGTTTGTATAAATTTTTCCTAACTCGTTAATATAACTTTCAGGAAATTTTAACTCTTGTAATTTAGGAAATAAGGTTTGAAAGGGAACACCTTCCATAACAGATTGTCCTATAAAATCTACAAACTCTTGCTGTATATTTTGTGGTAAATTTTGCGCCAAATCTGTAGCATATTCTATTAAACGTTCAACTTGTACAGTTTGTTCAAATCCTTGCGTACTATCTTCTTGCAATTGTGGTTGCCCCTCCACACCATCTTGTGGTAATACCCCACCACCATCTTGATATTCAATATCATCTTCATCTTCTAACCCATCTTGAACATCTTCATATATATCATCTACATCCAACCCAATTTGTACTAATTTGGAAAATAACGTGTCCACATCTTTTTTATTAGGATACTTAATTTGTATATCCTCAATGAGAGTGTCATAGTCTAATGGGGTATATTCCTCACCAAATATTAATTTTCCAACCTGCTGATAAGTTTCATCACTATTATCCGCAAGTTCTAAAGAATCTAAAAAATTCACATCACCCCCATCTTGCTTAGATATTACATTTAACTTACCTGATTTAATCATTTTTGTTATACCTTCTTGTGCTTTAACTACCCCTAAGTTGTTTAATAAACTTAGTACTTTATTAAAATTCCCCATTGTATTAAAATTATTACTTTTATTTATATATCCGTTAGAAACTGCCAACCCCCCCGATTGTGCAATAGGTACTTCATCAACCCATTTTGTGTCGCCTCTAAACTTATACAATCCACTATTTGGTGTGGCAATCTTAAACTCTCCTTTATCACTAATTAATGCTAAAGACTTACTTACCCCATCCATCGTTATATTTTTTGAAAATATTCGTTGACTTGGTAAATCCTTATAAGGACTGTCATCTTTATACCCTAATATTTGTTGGGCAAAATTTATATACTTGCCATCCTTCGCACTTAATACACTCTTATCTCTTTTATCATTAGATGTTATTGAGTTCATTAGCAATAACATATTATTTAATTTTGAATTTTTGTTATCTTTATCAGGGGCTATTACTGAATTTAAATACTCTATTTGCTTTTTTATAAGTCTATTAGATTCAACATCTTTATCTATATCTTTAATAAAAGATTCAAATCTTTTAGGAGTTATATCCCCAAAACCTAAGCCATCCCAATCTTGTATAAATCCTTTAACAGTGTTTAAATGTGCAGGTAATTCTACTAACAAATTATAATTATAACCATCCCTATCAAGGTTCTGTTTAAGTAAACCCCCTATCCCTTTATTATCCAATTTTGAAAATGGTAAAGTGTTTCTAAAAATTAAATCTTTACTATCCCCACCTATACTTTCCATAGCCTTATTTAAGGTATGTTTAAACTCATGATACATTATATCTCGGATGTCTTTAGGATTGTTATAATCTGGACTAATCCTATATTCTTCTATATTCCCTTCCTCATCAAATACTGCTTCACCTGCGGCATCTTTAGAGGACAACTCCCCTATTGTTATTGGTTTGCTTGCATTTTCTATGTAAAATGATTTTAAATTTCTTTTTAGTTTTTCAACCTCCTCGTCTTTTAATTTTTTATTTCCTAAAGCTATTCTTATTTTATCGTTAAATTCAGGAGAATCAATATAATTAATATTGCTATTATTTATATCTAAAACTTCTTTTAAAGCCTCTGGTTGTATAGGCTTATATTTAATAACAGGTTCACCCCCATCCTTAAAATTATTAACAGTTTTTACTACACTTAAATCATATAAATAGTTTTTAGTATTATCTATTATATCTTTCTTTCTTAAATTATCTAATTCTTTAGTAGCGGTATTTGCAACCATATCTCTATGCTCCGCACTAAAACCTATTGGAAACCCCCTCAACATTGTAGCAATAGCAGGGGAGTTCCCACTTATATCCTCAATATTAACCCCACCACCTTCTTGCGCAAATCCAGATGGGGCATAAGTAGCCGTAGTAGTAGGAAAATCATTCACTGTGTTTTTTACATTCTCTAATTCATTTGCATCATCTTGGTTTTGTTTTAACAACCCAGCAAAATTCATTGCTAAAGGTATCATCTTTTTCCGATCTTTTAACTGCACATCCGCATCTTCCCTATATTTAATATACTCTTGTACACTTTTGTCATTGAGCACTTTATGGTTTTCTTTAATCCATTCTCTAAGAGATAATACTTTAATACTCCCCATATCATTAAACCCTTTATCAAAAGCCATACCACCAAATAAATTAGTCATATTTAAGCCTGATTCCCCATAATAATTAGAGGTTGAATTTTGATATGGTATAACCCCACCGTTTTGAAACAAATGTATATTGGGCAGCACCTCTTTTACCTTATTATTGAATTTCTTTGTCCCCATTAGTTCGTACTGTTAACAGTTTTAAAAATATTTTTTCATCTTCATTAAACGACATTCTATATACTAAATGGTCGTCTGAAATTACAGTATTTCTGAAATTTTGTTTGTTAGGAGGGCTACATTCATATATCCCATCATTTATTACACTTAAATATGTACAATCTTCTTTTATTGTCATTGGCTTTTCCAAACACCCTTCTTTGGTATTATCTTTTATACCATTAAACCTAAATGCCCTTCTTATTTTATGTAATTTTAATTTACCAGTTTCTTCTATCTTAATACTCATATTATTTATAGAATCTTTATTATCACCCAAGACTATAGTATTAAGTGTACCAGTTCCTTGCGTTGTATTATAAACCGCAATTTTATTAAAAGTCTTATCTAAATTTTTAACATCTCCCTTTTCAGCCTCTGTATTAATAAAAGTATCTTGGTATCTAAATGCCTCCGTATCAGAGGATACAGCAACAAATTCTATTTCAGATTCTTTTAATTCATTATTAAATTTCCTATAAGTCCCATCCCCAGCATTTTGTCTGTAAATACACCCATTCCTAATATTATATATATTATGTCTATCATTAAAATAAAGTTTTGGTATATAAGTATGGAAACTTACCCATGCAGGATTTTTATCACTAATATCTAAACTTATTGTAAAACTTCCTTCTTCTTTATTTTCTTTTTTAGTTATTAGTATTCTTTTAAATTTAGGATCATACCCTAAAGAATAATAAGTCCCTTTTTCACTTTTCTCATCATGACAATCTGAAACCTCACAAAAATCAATATACTCATTAAAAAACTTATTCATCCCTAATGAACTTACAGATTGAGGACTACTACTACCATCAAATACATAAACTGTTCTTGATTCTCTGTCAATAAAAACATACCCTAATGGGGTTACTATACCGGCATTAGGGTCAATATTACCCAAAATCCCTTCTACAACCCCCTCAAACAATCCAGCAGTTGTATCACTAAAAGATAATGAACCTCCCATCATTACATCTCCTGTTGTAGTATTGTTTAAATTAGTTTCCTTCATTAATAAAGGAACTATAAAATCCTCAGTTTGTGCAAAAAACTTCCCATTAACTGTAAACAACTTCCTTAACTTACCTAAATCATGTGATATATCTACAAAACTTAACGCCCCAAATTGCCTATAAAAATCTATCATAGAACCTTGCACCTGCTTATTTGAATAGAAAATTTCATCTGTAGTACTCTTATCATCACAATCATCACAACTACAAGTATTATAATCCGCAGGCATCGATTGATAATAATTAGCATAATTTAATGCACTATGATCATAATTATACCCATAATAATTATTATGAAAATTATCTATTGAATTATCATTTTCACCCCCAGCTTCATCAGTCTTACAGATAGGCAATCCTAATAATTTATCTAAATAATCCCCTCTCGTTAATAAATTCTTCATAGCATACCAATAAGCATACATTAAAGGGAATACCGCCACAGTACCAACCCCATCAACAACCCCTGTTATATCTGATAATTTGTCTAAACCTAATAAAGGTAATAGTATATATATAATATTCTTTACTATTGCCTTCCTTGTTAATTGTGATACAGAAGGTTGCTCCACTCTATAGTGCATCATTAAATTTAAAAAAGACTTCTCCCAAGGGGTTTTTGTCTTTGATAAAGAAGCTGCTAAAGACAATCCTTTCAACTTAGGGTAATAAACTTCTAAAGTCTCTTTTGCTAATCCGTAACCTGTCGCCCTATAATACCCATTTATCTTACTTTCAACCCATGTAGTTATTAAAGTCTTTTGAACTTTTGGGTAATAATAGTCAGTTCTAGGGTCTTTACCAAAAGCTACATTCCATGTATCATCTTCATATCCACCCGCCCAATTTTTAGCATCAGACCTATCACCTGACGTAGGGAGCCTTGTAGCATGGTAATCAATACCCATCTCTTGAAGTATCTTATCATTAGGACTGTCACAAACTGTCCTATCCCTTTCAGGTGTCGGATATGTATTGCCTACTTTATCACTAACATAAGATTGCCTGACAAATGTATAAGGACTTATAAACGAATCTCCTACAACTCCTTGATGTACCCCAAAACCACGCCCCTCTATACCACTACTTATAAAAGTCATCCCCTGCACAGACCCATATTGATCTTCTATTTCTCGAACTACCGCACCATATATTCCATAAGACATATTTATAGGACAAGAATGGTCTAACGTATCAGTAGTAAATGAATAATCTGTTCTAAATGAAATATCTGTTTCTATATATACACTACTCTCCCTATTAAGGGTGCATACTTTATGGGAAGCCCCTTGTATTACTTGTGCCCCTAAATTAGCACTTAAGTACCCAACAGCCTTTATTTCATGCTCTTTATTATTTGCTATAACATTATTTAAGTTTATCGCTTGCGTTGCACCTCTTTGGTCAACACGCCTACCTGTTAAAGGTTGCTCAGGCTTCATACCTTCTTCATATAATGAATACCTATATCCTAACCCTTGAACCTCCGCCTCTTGCCTAAATGTTCTGCCACTTAACCCTACCCTACCTATTTCAGTATCTAACCCATAAAAAAACATCCCCTTACCTTCAATATCTGTAAATCTGTTTTTAAATGACCCTGCCCAACGTTCAACATTTACCCTACTATTACATCCATGTCGTCCAAATATTAAAGTATCTCCAGCCGTTTCTGCTACCATAGTCCCAAACCCTATTCCTTTAGCTTGCACTGTTGAATTTATTTCATCCCTTGGAATTATTACTAATGACCAAGGATTATTAGGACTTAAAGGTTTAGGTAAATCTAATTCATCTGGCTCAGGTATTTGCACCCTAACTCCTAATAATTTAACTGTAACCGCATCTAATGGGTCTGTACTTGTGTCGGGGGATGGAACCCCAAAGGCTTTTGCATCTACTATTCTTGAATCCTCATTACTTGGTGTCCTAAATAATTGAACATTAGTATTAGCTAAATCCCCATACAAATACTCCCCATTACAATCTTTAGAATCAGGATATTAAAGATTGTAATG